CAATAAAATACAAATCCATCTCTTTCATTTAAAATTAAATCTTCGCCAAAATTATCTTGTGACCATAAACGTAAAGTACCACCTCCCGCAGTTTCTCCAGAAGCCGAACCCCAACCATCTGCTCCCCAAGTTCCAGCACCCCAACCACTGCCTGGCACGACAGTATTTATTCCAGTATTTATTTGATATTCAGCATCTGCCGAACCTGCACTAGACAATGCAGCAGAGGCGTTTGCTGACAATGTTATAGTATAAGTTCCTGTAGTTGGCACAGTTATGATTTCATGCTCTATGTTAAGTTGTTCATTAAGAGAAGTGTTGCCAGTATTAGCATTACTAAATGTAACAAAATCTCCTGCTAAAGATCCGTGAGCAGTGTCATTAACAGTTACTGTTGGGCTTGATGTTGATGTGATAAAAGTTATTGCCATATTTTAATCACCCACTACAACTGTCGATTCGTTTGTGATAGAAACAGTTACGTTTCCTATTGCACTAGTTCCAAATAAATTTGCTCCAGTCGGTGGTATATCTATTGTAACTGTTCCAACTTGTCCTGTTGCGATTGAGAGTTCGCCAGAGTTTGGATTTCTTGCTAAAACAGGTACATCTTGCGATCCAAGCACAATGACAGTGCCGATCTGAACAGTTCCTGCATTTCCAGATACTACAGATGTTATTGTTAGTCCATCTAAATCAAAAACAACAACACCATTTACAACTTTACGTCTTATTGGCGTAATGTCTTTATATTCTTGTGATTCTTCAATATAAAACTTTTTTTCAGTACCTAACCCTAAATATTTATCACCTTCTAAATTCGCCCAAGAATGTAAAGAACGAGAAGAACCAAGAAAAGTATTTGTTGAGTATTTTTCCCATCCACCTATTTTTTCTGGGTAGCCAAAGCGAAATCGAACAAGATCACAATTATTCCATCCACCCTTATTAGAATAAGATGTTGTTTCTCTATTTATTCCTGGTCTGAATTTTAAACTTGTTAGAGGCATTTTGATTATCCCATCGTTTCTTATTTAGGATATTTGTCCTTAACTGCTTTGATTATAACTTTCCAACTATCAAGCCCATTATGATAAATTTCGTCTAATTGTTCTTCTATAGGTGGATATTCTAATACTCTTTTATCGACATATGTTTGATTGGCAATAGCTAAAGCCTCGGCATCTGATATGGCTTTTACTTTGGTTGCAAAACTTGTCTCAAAATTATATGAAGAAATATCAGATATACTTTCATTATTTTTACCATCATTATATTCAATTTCTCCAGATGAACCATCCCATTGTATCGCATGAATATTATCTGCAACACCAGTTCTAAAGGTAGATGACTCTAGCATTGAACCATCTATATAAAGTTGTGCTTTTCCATCTTGTTCTGAATCTCTCATATAAGTTATTTTTGCCATTTTATTCTCCTTTTAAGCTAAGTAATACCACCCAGTAGCTATGTACTTATTATGTTTATAGACTGGATTTCCTCTATGTGTGTGTGTGAATGAAGATGGAAAAAAACAAACTGCACCCTTTTTAGGTTGTAATTTTACACCATATTCAAAGAATTCTGTTTCACCTTCTCCTTCAGGTATATCATTTAAATATATTGTCCATGTTAAGATTCTAGTAGATGCTTCACCAAATGCGTGTTCGCAATGCCATGAATGAAAACCACCTTTTGGTGGAGTCCTTTGTACTTTAATTTTAGTGCTGTAATATTGTTTCATCTCTAACGATGGATATTCAGTACCGTATTTTTTTAAACCTTCGTTTAATATCTTATTTGTTTCTTGTTGCAAATCAACAGTACCGTTTCTAAATTCATCAAAATAAAGTGCAAAATCTTTTCTGTGTGTTACTCCCATATTGGTAACAGAACCATCTTGACCCATGTTTCTTAATGATGCATCTGCATAAATTCTTTCATAAGCCTCTATCATTCTATCACAATAATCGTCTGGAGCTAATTTTTCATAATTGGCTATAAACGTCATGTTTTTTACTTTTGTCATATCATTCATTGATTTATTCCCCCATTATTCCTAATCTCTAAAAATTTTGATAATTCTAAAATATTTCTATTAGAATCATTTGACTTTACCATTTCATTTCTAAATGATTCTACTGCCGCTCCAGTTTGTCTTGCTTGTGTTGCATTTTCAACAAGTAACAAAGGCAACCATGCAACAGCACAAGCATATTCATCTACTTCTTTACCATCATTGGGACTAGTACCTTTCATTTGAACAAACCATGCACATTTAAATTGCTTACACTTTTTAAAGTTATTTAATGGACAGTTTTCCTCAACCTTTAACTGCATGTTAATCCTTATTAGCTATAATAAAATCTACATACTGAACATTAATAGTGGCAGTAGAAGCGGCGACTGCTAAGTTTCCTGCGGCGACTGCTAAGTTTTCTCCAGGAGTACCAGACATACTACCACTTAAATTATGGTTGTGATTGTGTGCTTGACCACTTCCTGCATTGTTAAGATATTGGTTATTGTAATTATTGGCTTGTGGTGATTGTTGACCAACTTGAGCGCCAGAAAATCCGCCTTGTGCATTATATGTTGAACGTAATCGTAAACCATGATTATGTGAGGGCATTTGTGCAGTTGAAATAGATGTATCTGCTATATTTCCACTCATACTAACTGCTAAGTTTCCAGCAGTTATATTACCACTGATAGATGGCGCACCAGTAACACTACCTACACTAACGGCAGGAGTAGCCATCGCAGTAGTAAAAGCTACACTACCACCAGTTCCTACTGTTCCAGATGTTAGCCTAAGTGCTTTATCATTATGTGTTGTTTGTTTTGTCCAACCAGTTGGTGCAGAGGTTTGTTGAAACAACATTGATGTACCTTGTGGAAAAGCATCAGCATTTGATATTGCAGTCGTTACAAAAGCAGTTGTTGCGACTTGTGTTGTGTTTGTTCCTGCATTAGCCGTTGTAGACAATGGAGTTCCAGTTAAACTAGGACTTACTAAGGATAGTGCAGAAAAAACTTCTGTGACAGCTGCTCCAGATCCTGCTCCATCTAAAGAAACAACCTTAGTTTCTCCTGCAGCGATTGTAATGTTTGCACCAGAACCTTGACTGATAAGAATGTTTTGCGATCCACTTGTTCCATTTTTAATTATATGAACTCTCTTCATTGTGTTTGGACCGATAGTAATAGTACAAGCTGAATCTAGTGTTCCCGTGTAAATTATGTATACTGCTCTTCCTGCATCAGCAGATCCATCAGCTACTGTTGTGGTATGAGTATCTGCATTTGTCGTTATACCCTCTGTACCAAAACCTAGTGCTTCACCTAACAACTCTAGGTTGGTGTTTGTCGTAGTACCCCATGTACCAGATTCATCCCCCGTTGCGATTTCTTTTAATCTGAGGTTATTCACATATGTTGCCATTATGCTGCCCTTTCAATCCAATTTGCCAATTGTGTTGGCGTAATTAATCCGTAAACTTGTTCTTCTCCAGTGCCACCTGTAGCTTCAAGTCCTGTCAAAGATAACACAGAACCACCAGTGATGGCAAGTGTTCCTGCCGACATTTCCATTCCAGCTAAAGTCACTCCAATATCAGCACTACCAATTACGGACTCATTGCCTAATGCCATTGTTCCAAGAACAGTTGTAACTGGAGCGCCAGTAGAGGTAAGAACAGTATAAACAGCAGGAGTATTAGCTGTTCCACCCATAGCACTATGATTTGTGCAATAATAGTAAAGAGTTGGGGCTTTATCAGCAACCGTTATTTGTGTATATGCACCACTACTTCCTGGAGTTCCATATGTTGTGACTCCAGTTGTATATTCTGAACCTCCAGCATGAGTACCGTTTGCAGTTGTACTAAATCTTAATGGATGACCATCATTACTACTATCACTTTGATCAAAGTAATATGTATTACCTTCAAAAAGTTCTTGTGTTTGTTGTTGTACCCCGTCAATAAAATATTTGTTAGCACTTGAAACGGATTGAACAGTAACAACTTTTGTAACTGTACTTGCTTCATATCCACTAATAAGAATGGTACTAGAAGTACCAGTTGGGACAACTGAATTAGAACCTACTTCCGAAGTGTTACCCAAAGCACTAGTCGAAGATAGTCCAGTCGCACTAAACTTCATTTGTGCATCTACTACCTCATTGCCTAGAGCAGAAGTTCCAGCAACGCCAGTTATACTGAAGTTACAGTCTCCAAGTATTGTTGGAGTTTGAACCAGACCTTGAGCAACATTTGTGGAAACAGGAATGACTTGTCCTACATCGGCAAAAACACCTCCACCCCAAACTCCAGCACCCCAAACTCCAGAACCCCAACTAGTCATAAAACCAGTTGTTCCAGACACTCCAGTGACACTAAATGTTATTGGTATTTTAGGAAGAACATTGCCAACGGAAGTTGTACCAACTACTGCTGTCGGAGTAATAACAAAAATACTACTTGCACTAACAGAACCAAGAGTAGTAGTTGCTTGAAGACCAGTTTCTATGACAACAGAACTACCCGAAGTAGCTTCATCACCAATTTCACCAGTTCCTGCGACTCCAGTTACAGCAAAAGAGGTATTACCTATACCTCCCCAACCGACAGCACCCCAAGTACCTTGACCCCAACCGTTAGCCATGAAACCTCACAATTGTTCGGTTAGGCTATTCTTATAATAGCGTTTGAAGCGTCAGCAGTAGGAAATTGTATTGTAAATGTTCCAGATGTTGATGTTTTATTAGTTGAAAAATCTAATACAGCTACAGCTTTATCACTGTTTGTATCATTATAAATCAACGCACCCATAGCAGTTATGGTTGCTGTAGTAAAACTTAAATCTGCAAAATCTGTAAACGCAGTAGTGCCAGAAGCAGTTGGTGCAACTTTAGTCAAAGCACCACCACCAGCAGCATAACTGCCACTGTTTGCAACTTCTCCAGTTGTTGTGTATGCTGTTGTTGCCGCTCCTAATGTTGCAGTAGTAGAAGATTTACCACCACCACCTTCTGCGTAAAGTGCTAATTTAAAAGCATTTCCGTTTGTTGCAAAATTGTGTGTACCTGTCAATAACTCTGTTTTGAAGGACGTACACATTGCTTGTGCTATTGCCATATTATAATCTCCTTATAAGTTCAGCCGTTTCTTTTTGACCACCTGATAGCAAGGCTTGAATGATAGTACCACGCTCTTCGCTTCTTGCCAAGAGTAGATAATGATACATGACATTTTTAAGATGTTCTCTAAATTGATTGGCTTGTTGCCTTATGTGTGCTGGAGCTTCGTCTGATATGCTCACTATCTTATCAACGGCTAAATCTGCAATTTGTTCGTTTGTTAGACCTCCTTTATCAGATGTCATAACATTAACAGTTCCAGTTTGTGATATTCCTACATTAAACATTTATTTCTCCTCATAACTAATACCAGGTATATCGTCTCTACCAATTAGATTAGGCTTTGAGTCCAATGGTTCTGGTGGTTCTAATTTTGATTTCTTTGTTATTAACATACTACCTTGTGTTGTTGTAGAAACAAGAGGGTCTTCAAGTCTATGATAACCATAGAGTTTTTCATCATCTGGCACATTCATATCAAGCAAAGATGAGCTATTTGCTATATGTATTTTAATTTTTTTTGAAATCGCTATTGCTAACCAAAACTCACAACAAGCTCTACCTGCCTCTGCAAAATTAATTGCTTTATGTGTAAAATCTATTCCGTACAAGTGTAAATCAGATACATTTTGAAAAACAGCATATCCTAAAGCATAAGAAACTGTGTTGTTAAAATAAGCATAACCAGTCTTTTGAATAACTTGTTGTAAAGGAAACTCTACAACATCTGGACATCTTTTATCTAAACAACAAGAAAAAATAGGTATATCTTTTTTTTCTTTTAATCTTTCTTGCATAATATCTGTTTGTTTTCCTGCATTTGGTGTGTCAAGAAATCTTGAGGGCGGGTCCATCATAAAACATTTATCATGGTAAATTACACCAGACATTGAGTTTATCGCCCAAACTTCATCAAATTTTTCACTACGAATTTTCGCTAGTATATATTCAGAAAAGCTATTGCCTAGCGCAACAATAGCAACACTTTTGTTTCTCATTTCTCTACCTTTTATTGTTTTGGAATTCTGACTAAACCCTCTCTAAAAGCATCAGTGTTTTCAAACGCCTCTCCATAAATCTTCAATCGGCTGATGGCTTCTGTAAATCTTGCAGTATATAATTGTATTAAATCTGTTTCACCTTTCATAAAGGTGTAAGCCTCTATAAGACAAGCATACAATAAAGCATCTGGTGCGTTTGTGCCTATCCAAGTAGTTCCAGAATCATCAGTTGTTATTGATGCAGGTCTATAAAAATAATGTAATTCAACATTATAATTAGAGTCTGGCGTAGGTGCTACTATAAAATTATCTATATCAAAAGATGAATAAAATCTTGGGCTTCCTGTAGTACTTGGATTAGGATTAAATTCTTGTATATAATTTACATCTTTTTGCAATAAAAAAACATTTTGGCTACTTGCATTTACATAAGATAAGGAAAAAGAGGCTAAGTAATCTGAAGGCTTTTGTAGAAATTGATTACTGCTACTCATTGAACCAGTTACGTTTTTTCTAAAATAATCTAAATCAACTACTTTAAATATTCTTTCTTCTGCATTTCTTATAAAAAAAGGTATTTCTGCGACAAATGTAGATTCATCGTTTTGAGTCCATTCTTGAATTGATGCAGTTAAAGTTGTTAAAGTAAAACTCATGTTACACTCACTGTTACCGTACCTACACTTGCAGTAGCACTAAAAGTTGTTAATAAACTTCCTAAATTTCCTAAACCTTGATTAGTGTAAACTATAAAAGACTTATTGTCATCTTTAACGTCTGGTCTAGCATTTCTTATAGCTTCTGGATCTGCTGAAACTCTTGGAGCAGTTAATTGAGGATGTTTTTCTTCATATTCATCTTTGCCAACTAAAGAACCATTCCATTCTTTACGCATGTCTTTAATTCTATATCTAAATCCAGAACGATCTGACAATCCAAAAGCATGTTTACCAGATGCAAAAGATCCCATTATCCCACCTTATAATAACTTAATTGAGGCGTTACAGTAAATGAAGATCTATCTCTATCTTCACCCATAGCTCTTTCAAACTCTTCTTCATAGACGCTTTTTAATAATTGTATTCTATCAGGAGCTTTCTTCATGGATATGTAATAAGCGAGACCAGCCGTTAAACAAGGATAAAACCTAAAAGGCACTTCCATTGTGTTTGTCGCACCATCAGCATCCTGTATTCTAGTTAAAGCATCATATACAATTGTGTCTGTGCTGTTTTCTGGTGCGGGCCAAATCTTTAAATTAGGTGTGATCTGTCTATCTAAAAAAAATTGTGTTGGTCTACCTGTTGTTGTCTTAGTTGGTATCGCTAAATAATTATCTCTGCTTATACGAGTCATGCTAAAATCAGTTGTACTTCTTCTTACGACTGCTGAAAGTATGTCGATTATATCTGTTTCTAAAGAATAATCTGAATCGTTAGCAGTTAAGGTTTGAGTTCTTTGTTCTATAGTCCATTGATTTAATCCTCTGTTAGCCCATTCTGCTAACATAATATTC